TCTTGTGAATTGAATGTGCAATATTCAACAGCGAACAACCACCACAACTTGCGGTGCGTATGATACAAGTTACAATTCCATTCGGTTGTACCACGCTTGCGGGCATACGCACGGAAATTAGTTAATGATATTGCCGTTGCGGGCATACCAAGTTGTGTCTTGGCTGTTCCATCACGTGAAGCATCATTATTTCCACCGCGGTAATCCACATCCATAGAACAAACAGCGGCAAGTTTGCTTGTTGAGCGTTGCACGGTCGCTTCCACGGCTGAAACATAGTCTTTGCGCCAAAGATGAAAGCCGGGCAATGGTTGTGTCGATTGCAAGTGTCTGCATTTGTTGCCATCCATTTCAAAACGTACATACATATCCGGCAATTCTGTCATATATTGCCCGTCCTTGCCCGTCAAATCTGCTGCCGCGCCATTATCACGTTTTGTTGAATCATTGGCGTGTAAATAATAATTTACCTTGCCATCGTCTTTTAAAATGCAACGGCGCATCAATGATTGCAACGGCAATTCCTTATGCAATTCCATCTTGCCTATCCGTGTCGGTTTTGGGTTTGAAACGGTAATATCCCATTCAATCCCGTAATAATAATCATAGGCAAATTGTGGCTTTGTGCCACCTACTCCAATAAGTAATCCCATTTTAATAGCCCCATTTTAAGTTAATACCTGACAAAGAAGATTGCTTCACTGTCTTAATAATTTCGGGATTCCAACCGCATTCAAATTGCGTTTCTATGAAATCCCCATCATTCATCCCGGCAAGCTGCACCGATAATAATACGGGTTGCGTGCCATCATTTTTGATGTTGAAACTTTGACCATCCGGCAATGAAAAATTTTTTATTGTCAATTGGTCAATGATTCCCATCTTTCCTATTTGGGCGGAAACGTGTTCGCCACTTCTTGTTTCACTCATAATTGAAAGGTTTGAATACAAAATTACATCTTTAATGTATTACTATAACACAAAGTGGATAAGTCAAGAATAACTTTCGCCCAACAAGGATTCAAGACGGTTGATTTCATCCCGTATGGATTGCCTTTCGGTGTGCAATTCTTGTATGTCATAAGGCAATGCCTTACCCACCAACGAACATTCATAACACTTCATAACCTTATAGTCAGATTCTGAAAGTTGTTCTTTCAATTCGCTTATTTGTGCTTGTATGGCTTCGGGGTTGGTCTTGATTTCCCAAGATTGAACCACTTTGCCATCAATTATTTTGCATGAATCAACCGCAATTTGCCCGGATTTAACTTGCGGTTGTTCATTTGCAACAAAATCAAGATACCCGGATTCTCTTAATTTTGTCATTCTTAAACCGTCGCTTGGTGAACAAAACACCACGTCAACCATTCCATTATCTTGTATTTTTGCTAATTCCATGATTTATGTTCTATATTGGACAATATGATAATCTGCACCATAGGCACGTAGAACTAAGCTGTCCCCACGTGCCATATCAAGATAGCCAAAGCCGCCCCCCGGTCTATTTGCATTATTATCTATAATATAACCACCTTCAACACCACTTATCTTAACTCTATTACCATTTCCAAGATAACCAATTTGTATATGTAATAAAAAGGTTCTGTTTCCACCCATAGAATCCCAAATTGGCGCAAGTCTTGGCAAACGTACATTCCTATACGATGAACCTATTGAGGTAAACATAAAAGAATGGGTCAAATAAATGTGCGTTTCTATTGCATCCGTATATGCTTCACCGATATAGCCATTCTCAAAAACTGCAAGTTTGCCATTTATGAACTGGTTGCCATAAACTGCAAGTGCTTTAGGTTTATACCATGATTCTTCGTTATTATTGTAGCCGTTTCTATGTATTTCAACGGTTGTACCCATGCCGCCCGATAATTCAAATGAAGCATTATAAGGATAACCCAAAGAACTAAGACACCCTACAAGTGTCCGTTGATTACCATTGTAGAAGCGGATAAAATTATTCAACAATGCAAGTCCACGGGTTGTATCTTGTTCGGATGAAGAACCATAACCGATTTGCCCTTGTTGAATCCTGAAACCACCAATATACCCGGATATTGCATTTATAATGCCCTCGACGTTTGCTTTAGCCATTACAACCGACCCATCTTGCATTACGCGGAAAGGTGCGGTTGCTCTATTTTCAAAAGATGCACCCGCCCAAAATCGAATAGAATTTGCTGCCGTCCCTTGTCCTGTCATACCCGCAAGGATGCTTTTGTTGTCACCTGCAACTTGAATTGTGCCGGACGTAACCAACCCCCCATCAATAACGGTTTTAGTATTGTCATAATCAACCGCAACAACCCAATCATTTATATTGTACGATTGTCCTTGTACCTTTTTTGTTTGGCATCGGCGCAAATCCTTACCATTTACCCATAAATCACCGACATCATAAGGTGGATAAGGTGTTGTCACAAATACACGTCTTTTGCCATCGGCGGTATCTTGGGCATTGCTTGCGGCTTCGTATGCGTCAATTGCTTTTTGGTCTTCGATATTCACCCAAGAATAAGAACTTGAATAACGCTTCAATTTTTTCTGTGTTGAGTGATACCACATATCACCAACGTGTTTTGCTTTCACCGTGGTTGTTGTCCAACTTGAAGCCGGGTCGGTTGTCTGAAACCATGTTTCAATCTTTCCGTCAATCTGTTTGGTCAAGTCGGTAATCGCATTGTTGTACGTGCCGTTGATAAATGTGTTCAATGCCGTGTTGTCGGTGTATTTGCTTGCCTTTTCCCAATCGCTTGACGTGTAAGAACCCGTTGCCCGTGAAGTCTTACAACGCATAATATCACCGCTGCCGCCTTGAACCCATAAATCACCTACTTCATAAGGGGTATAAGGTGTGGATGTGAAAATTCTTCGTTTTGTTTTTGCAAGTGCAAGTGCATCATTTGCAAGTGCAAGTGCTTGTGCAACTTCTGAATCTTGAAGAACTTGCCAAGAATAAACCGAACCGTTCTTTATAAATCGGAATACTTTACCGCTTTCCGTATTATAAAACAAGTCGCCCAAATGATTTTCTTTCATTTGGTTGGTTGTCCAATCCTTTGCCGGGGCATTGGTCAATGTAGGGTCGTAGGTTTCAAAGAATTGTTCAATCTGTCCATCCAACTGTGATTGTATTTCCGAAAGAATGCCGGGCAATGTGTTGTTTATGAAATCTTTGTTTTCCAATGATTCTTTTCCTAATTCTTCAAGGGTCTTTTCTTGCCCATTGGAAGAAAACACAATACGCCCGCCAATTTCGGAATTGTCCAAATCAAAATAGGTTGTACCGTCTGCCGATTCAATACGCCCGGTTTTGATGAAACGACCGTTCACCATTGTAAAACCATACGTCAAAGCCAAAGAACGAACATTCAATTCGGGGTCAATACTTGATAACGTACCGACCAAGAAATGATAATAATTCACATCATCTTCAACCTTGATTTGGCTTGTGGTGAATATGAATACCCCGGCATTGCCGTTTCTTTCACACTTTGCATAAAGATAATATGCCCTGTCGTTCCCGGTCAATGTCGTTTGACCGTCTGCCATCACCCATGACACCGCCGATTCTTCTTTGATAGTGTAGTGTGTCAAAACACCGCCTTGCCACTTCACCAATCTTGGATTGCCATTGTAATTCGGTTGGAACACCGTGTTAATCAATCCGAATTGCATTGATTTTGCACCTACCGACAAGGCAAGGGTATCAATTGAACCCGGCTTTATCTTGTCGGTATAATAATCGCCGTCGGGGTCAAATACCATGTTCAACACTTCACGGCTTGACCGCCAATTTGCACGGGCGCGGGTGGGGTCTTTCAGGCTGTTAATGGTAACAATCTTGTCAAGTTCCACCAAGTCCGAAATCACGCGGTTGGTAATGGTTGCGTTGGTTGTAATGTCCGAAATGGTCAATGTGTAATCGTAGGGGTCAAGGATATTTCGCACAAAGGATTTTATGCGAATAGCCTTATCCACGTCAATATCGGCATCAACAACGTGCAAGAAATCACCGGGGGCAAAGAAATTCGTTACCGAATCATTTGTTCCAACCAACTTTTCCAAGAAAGCCTTGGTAACGCTCAACCCATATTGAACTTTGGGTTGGCAATTTTGGTCGTAATACTTGTTTCCTACTTCCGCCAATTTTGCTTCGGCTTCCGCTTCAATATCACTTGGATAAGCAACATCAAGAATCTTGTATTCATTGCCCACTCCGAATTGGAATGCTATTGATGTTTCGGATGGGAACACATCGCCCCGGTCATCGGTTGTCTTTAATAACGTGAACTCGTGCGTTGCATGGTCGTAACTCTTTACCTCAAAATCATATCCGGCAAGATTGCCCGTGTTGAAATGAATCTTTGCCGAAACACCATTGATAAGATACAATGTTTCACCGCTTGCATTGGTTGCGTTCAAGTCAAACGGAAACTTCTTGTCTATGAAGCTGAATGTATCAACCACGGATTCAACCGAACCCGTGAATGTGGGTTTTACATCATCAAAATTCTTTCGCCCCTCAAATATGCCATATTTTGCTATCATTTCGGGCTTTTCAATATATGATTGCCCCTTAGTCTTACCCGGCAAACAAAGACGGTCGGCACGATATTTTGAAGTAATGTTTTCGGTCGAACCATATACTTTCAACCGGGTAACAATGTTTGATGAAGAAACATTTTCCCGGTGCAAGTCATACAAGCCACGCCCCTTGCCATATTCAAACGTGAACGGCAATGTTTGTCCGACACGTTCATAAAGATTGACCGTGTAACCCCCATTGGATTGTACAATTTCAAATTCAACATTGAAGTTGGATTGATTGCAAAGGTTTTGCAATACCGACAAGCAATTGTCAGATTCACCAAATGTCAAAGTCTTATCGCCAATAGTATCAGGACAAGCCCCCAATTTCCATTTACCCGGAAACACACGGTTTGCGTTGGCAATAAGAACCATCATAAAGCGGTGCAAATTACCCGTCAATGTGTCGCCTTGCACATCCTGCAATTCATTGGTGGTCGTGTCAACGGTCAAGTCGTATGTAATGCGGAACAAGTCATATTGCACACCCTCGAATTGCAAGGTGTATTGGAATTGGTGCATTCCTGTTTTCTTGACTGACGGCAAGCGGTTCAACTTGTAATCGCGTCCAAACACGGTGATTTTATCGCCAATGTTATACGTTTGAGGAAAAGGCGATTCAATGGTAATGTCCACCGTATCTTCCGCATTCAAGCCCCAATTCTGTTTTGCCGACGTTATCCCGGTCGCCGTGCGCCGATTCTGCATTGGCACACGGTTTCCGTTAGGCTGTGTAATGATTATATTCGCTCCCATACAATAATAGCATTTGTTTCAAATGAAGAAATTTCATCAATGCACCCGGTTACGACCGGGAAATAATCTCCATTGACATCATAGTTGTGTGTAATCTTGACGGCATCACCGCTTATGTCATAATCCACTGAACCATCCCCCCAATAAATGTTCACATACTTGGAACTTGTCAAAGTAATGGTGCAAGCCTTAGTCGCATCGTTGACGCGAATGTGCTTCAATACTCTTTTGACGGGTTCGGGTTCTACCAACTTCAATTTGAATGTGCCAACCATCAAATCATCCGACCATTCCTTTTGAATCTCAATTGCATCTTTACAATACACTTCATAAATCAAAGGTTTCACGGGGTGAACGTCAATGACAAGGCGGTTTGTTCCTTTCTTGTCAAACTGCTGCTCAAAAGTGGTAATCTTCTTGATAAAGTCCATCTTGGATTCAGCTTTGACAAAGCAAGACAATGTGATTTCCCTTGATTCATAGAATTTATGTGATAAATCAACGCTTTCACCGTGGTAATTATCCCAATTCAATGTCGCGGGGGCTTTCATTTTCGGGCGGTTCATTACACCGTCCGAACCCGACACAAATACGCCATATTCCTTGAAGTTCACACCATCCAACAAATAGGCTTGTTGCTTGCTTGTGGACAATTCATTGATAAGTTCATTTTGCGATAAGGCGACATTGTAAATCTTGACATCATCAAGCAATCCAAAGCCGTATTCACCACCGTAATAGTCTTGGCACAAAGACACGCCAAGCAAAGTACTTGATTTGGTCAAGGTCTTTACCAATGATGAATTGACATAAAAGTTGAATGATGCACCACGCCTTGTTATTGCAAAAGAATACCAAGAACCGGGGGTTGCCTCAATAGGAATTTCAATGAAATTTTCAAGTCCTGAAAAATTAAGCAACCAAATCATCTTTTGAGGTGAACCACATTCAATTTCCCGACCTTGCACCCACATCATAATTGAGAAATCAACATTCATGGTGGGTAACACTGATTTGGACACATCGCAAGTGTCCGACCCACCAAACGAAATTGCATTGCCGTTCTTTCCGGTAACGAATGTTGCACCGTTCACAACTCCGTCTGCACGGGTTTGGCTATAATCAAAAGCAACCAAAGAACCGTTGCTTTCGTCAAAAGGCATTTGGAAAATAATATTATTCGCATCCATATTCAATAAGTCTTTTTATGTTTTACCCGGATTTTTATAACGGCGTCATTTATTGCATATCGATTGATTGAACCGCCATGATGGTTCACACAAACCCTTGCACGTTCGCTTGCATAAACACTTATAACGGCATCATCATAAATATCAATCATTGCAAAGGCATTGTCTTTGACAACCACATTCAATTCTGAATTATGCTTGACGAAGATTTCGCAAACTTCATATCCCTTTGCTTCAATGCGTCCACAAGTCTTTCCCAAACACACACATTTGGGCATATCTTCAACTTTTATATCATCGTCAAGGAAAACCCCCTGTTTCTCCATTACCCCTTTGAAATGCTCCCTTATAAAGTCGTTTTTGGGGTAATCATTGGCAAGGCAAAAATCAATGCCTTTCAAGTACATTTCCACCATTGCTTCTTTGTTTTGCAAATTCTGCAACTCATTATGCCAAGGTGTACATATTCCTTTGGCTTTTGCTTGCCGGGCAAGTTCTTTTGATAGTTTCATATATTACTTGTTTTATAGTGAAACACTTTCGTTTATGATAAACCTTGCGACCTCAAAGAATCACCCGTTGAATTGCGTTCAAGTATGGTGATAATTCTTTCGATTCTTGCCAAATAACGGTTGTATGCCGTGTTTTGGGCAATGGTGTTCAAGGCTTGCAATGATTGGCGTAAAATTGCCGTTGATTCAAGTTGGTTGATACGGATTGCATTCATTTGTCCGGCAACAATACTTGCGGTTTCTTCTGAAACGCCCTTGACTGCTCCCGTCAATGAATCATCCGTTTCTTCAACATTCAAATCCTTAAACAAATCCTTGTAAATGCCCAAGGCTTGTTCATAATTGTTGGCGGCCGCTTGCACCTTGGCTTTGAATGCTGCAATTTCATCATCCGTCAAGCCATCAAAAACAAAAGTGTCGCCATTCCACCAACCCATTGAATTTTCCAATTGGTCAAGTGCGCCTTGAAGCTGTTGTTCCAAGAATTTCTTTTTCAATTGGTTTACAATCAAGTTTTGTAAAACTTGATTCACTGTTTCTTCAAAAGCCTTAGCCGAATCTTCACCAGCCTTGAAAGCGGTTGCCAAGTTATCCGCCAATTGGGTTGCAAAGTCTTTCGCATTGGTCTGTAACAAGTCATTTGAAATTTCATCGTACATATCCGCAATTTGGCGTTCCAATTCGGCATATTGTTCCTTAAATTCATCAACCCTGCCCCAATCGGTGTCCTTTTTAGAAATTTCCGCTTCCCAAGATGCACGCAAATGTTCTTGTTGTTCTTTCATGTTGCGAATTGCGGCTTGTTGGTTCTTGTACACCTCACCGCCCAAAGCCTTGTCAATAGCCCATGAAAGTTGAGTGTAAGCCTTTTCAAGTTGTGAAATGGCTTCTTGGTGCTTCTTTATTTGCTTTTCTGCTTTTCTATCTTTGAAGTTGAACAAATCAAATGCAGACGACAATATGCCGATTGAACCTTGAATCATAGATAAGGGATTGCCCGTTGCGATACCTGTTGCAAGTTGGCTTGCCCCATCCATAATTCCGCCAATGTCATTCATTATCGCTTGGGTTTCTTCGTCCATTGTAATGCCCATCTTTTCCAACCCGGACGTTACGGCATCAATTGTTCCGCCCACAAGGTCAATCGCACCTCTTGCGCTTTCAAACATATTGGTCAAAGCCTTTTTCTTGCTCTCATCATCCGCCGCCTTGCCATAGTCCTTGATAGATGAAATAAGTGCTTTGAATGGGTTGCGCTCCTGAATTTCATCTTTTATTTCCCCGATTTTGTCTTTCAATGTTTCAAGGTCTTTCGGGTCAAACTCAATACCAAGATATGCACCATCAAGATTGTTGATTTTATCAATCAGCTCTTGAAGTTTCCGGGTACTTATTTCGTCAAGGTCGCCAAACATCAATTCCCAATCCGGGTGTGCCTGTAACTCATCAAGGGCGAATTTGGAAAGGGCTTTGGCTTGCGCTTTGTTCAAGGCTTCTACCATTTCAGTATTGCCGACCGCTTGCGCTGCTTTGCGCTTTTCCTCGTATTCATCAATGATTGCTTGTTTCTTTTGTTCAAACGTGCCATATTCCGACAACATCGCATCATAATCAATACCGCCAATGCCGTTTACATCATCGGTGTATTTGTTTTTACGGTTTTGTATTGCCGTGTCAATATTGGCACGTTCCGCGTCCGTGGTGGCTTGTTCCCTTTGCCGCATAAGCAAGGCGACATCATTGTTGAATTGTTCTTCAAGACGGCGTTTTTGCTCAACGTATGAAGCATATTCAGCCAACAACGCTTCGGTTTCTTCTTTCAACTGCTCTTGCGTGTTCTTTTCGGCTTCATCAAGGGATTCGGCTTTCGCATTGTCCACTTCCGTTCCATCATTCGCCAATTCCTTGCGTTTTTGCTCAATGATTTTGAGCATTTCAAGAACGGTGCTTGCATTGGTCAATTGTTCATTCAATTCTGTATTGAACGCTTCCAAAACCGTTGCTTTCGTTTCTTCTGCAATGGCATCATTGAGTTGCCGCAATTGCTTGTTTTGCGACTTGGTTCGATTGGCAACATCAACCGCCAAAATTTGGTCGCGTTGATTTTTCAAATAGTCAATATATGTCGCCCCCTCTGCAAGCAACTTTTCAAACTCCTTGTGTGCTGATTGAACCAATATGGCATCACCCGAATTGACCCACTTATTGAATCGTTGATATTCGGTTTTATACTTGTTCAATTTTTCCAAGAATGGGTCTTTATTGGTTTGGCTTCCACCCGTGGTTGTTTTCTTGCCTGTTATTGAATCGGCTTTTTTCTGTAAATCCTCTATTTCCTTTAACTTCTTCTTGTAATCATCATTATTGGTAAGGCGTTTCAAGGCTTCTTGTTTCACTTGAATGGCTTGTTCAATAGCCCCCAATGTTCCATCCGCATACGTTTGTGAAGCATCAATTCCGGCTTGTTTCATCAAATTGAAGCCGTTGGATTCTGCTTTGGCTGCATCGGTAAATCCTTGGGTGATTTCTGTGCGCAATGCTTCAATACTTGCTTTTACCTTTGCCTTTTCTTCATTAGGAACAACATAAGTTTCTGTTGTCCAATATGCGCCCATTCCTGCACCATGTTTAATTGAACGCGTTTTGGTTACATTATCCGGCATCGCATTGTATGCTTGTTCCTTTTCCATCAAAGTTTTCACCTTTTCTTGGGCTTGTTGAACAAGAATCATTGCTTTGGCTTTTTCAATTTGAGCATTGATGAATGCTTGCTTATTATTGATAAGTAGATTTTCGGCATCTGTAACCCCATTGATTGATACCCCCAAATCATCAAAAGCCTTTTTGTTGGCTTCAACAAACTTTTTCTTGGCTTCCATATCATCACCAAGGGCATTCCATTTTACCGATAATTCTTCAATTGATGCAATAGGCTTGTAAGCATTTTCCGCAACGGATTTATACCATTCTTCTTGTGCTTTCTTGGCTTCATTCGCTTTACCGACAAAGTGGGAAACAAGTGCTATCAACGCCGAGATTCCTGCAAGAATCCAACCGAATACCGGGATTGACTTAATCGCCGCGCCGACCATTCGGAATGCTCCTGCAAGACCTATGTTTGCAACCGTTCCGGCGGTTGCC